AGTCGCGGCGGACCCAGCAGTTCTTACGGGATTTCCTGGAATCCAACGGCTACGCCGGTGAGGTGGTGACATTCAACGGGGAGCTGTCCCTGTGGGGCATCTTCCGGGATCCGTCCCGGCCGGCGCTGGGCATGGCGGGGACGCAGCCCACGGTGACCGTGGAGGCGGCCCTGGCTACTGGTGTGGAGCACGGCCACTCCGCGGTGTTCGCGGAGCGTGACGACTCCTGGACGGTGTGCGGCCGCCGGCCGGACGGCACGGGACTGCTGGACCTGCGGCTCCAGGAGGCAGCGTGATGCAGGACGGGCCGCAGCTGGTCATCAATGATCGCACGGTGGTGCAGATGCTGAACCGCGGGGACAAGGTGATGGAGCTGGCCGTGGCCGGTGCCCTGAACAAGACGGCGGGGAAGATCCGCACCAAGTCCGTCCGGGAAACGGCCCGCCGGCTCCACGTGGCGCAGAAGCACATCCGCCAGCGGTACTATATCCGCCGCGCGCACCGGCGCCGGATGGTGGCGGAGGTGCGGGTCTACAGCAAAAGCCTGAACCCGGTGCGCATTGCCACCCCCGTTGAGACGGCCACCGGCGTGACCACCGGCGCGCACAAGTTCCCTGGGGCGTTTCTCATCAACGGCCGCAACAGCGGCAAGCTGCTGGTGGTGAAACGGTCCCCCAGGGCGCGCGTGTCCACGGGGAAGGACAGCAAGGGGCGGCCCAGACGGAACCGGCTGCCGGTGACGGCCAAACGGATCTTCATGCATGACCTGGCCATGGAGGTCATCCGGACGGTGGCGGACCGGGAGGCGCAGCGCATGGTAGATGAGGAGATCCCGCGCCAGGTGGTCTGGCGGATGGAGAGGGCGTAAGGCATGGCACACGCGCGGACGCAGATTCTCACGAAGATCAAGACGGTCCTCCTGGCGGCGGGGACTTCCGCCAGTGAGCGCATCTATGAGGCGCGCGTGCACCCGGTGGCCCCGTCGGCGCTGCCGGCGCTGATCCTGGGCCACGGCCCGGAGGATGTGGACCCGGATGAAATCAGCGACCTGGACAGCCAGCAGGTGCGGGTGTTCAGCGTGGTGATTGACGCGCTGGATGAGGACACCACCAACGTGGTCACGCAGCTCAACACGCTGTGTGCGGAGGTGGAAGTGGCCATAGCCGCGGACAACACCCTGGCTGGCTACTGTGACCACATCATCATTGCCAACACGGAGCCGGACCTGACTGGGGAGCAGGAGAAGCCGCGCGGGCGGATGCGCATGACGTTCACGTGCCAATACAGCGTGGCCGCGGACGACCCGGAGACCATTCTCACGCTGCCGTGATGGCCGGGATGTTTCCAGCCGGGGCGGAGCTCGAGGTTTCGGAGGAGCTGTGATGAAGACCAGGACCCTGAGGTGGGTGAGCGAGGAAGGCAGCACCGTGCACGTGGACGGCCGCGGCGTGAAGCCTGGGGAGACCATCGAGGTGACCCCGGGAGCAGCGCGGCAGCACCTGGCGCGGCGCACGGGCGCTGGCTATTTCGAGGACGCGGACCAGCCCGGTGAGGGCGTGAAGCCGGCCCGGAGCCGGAGGAAAGGAGCAGACCATGAGCCTGCCCAAGCGTAAGGGCAAGGTGGGGCTGGCCAAGGCCGCGGACGCCAGCAGCACCGCCACCGTCCAGGTGTGGCCCATCTACGAGTCCGCCAACATCGAGGGCGTGCCCAACCTGAGCGAGCAGCCCAACGCGCAGGACCGGGATGTGCACAACATCCAGGAGCACGGCTTTGACTTCACGTGGAACATCCAGGGCATGGCGCCGTCCTGTTTCGATTTCGGCTACCTGCTGTGGCTGTTCCTGGGGAGTGACACCTGGGACACCGACCACCACGACATCCGGCCGGCGGAGGCCGCGCAGTATCTCAACCTGAAGGTGGGCCGGGGTGTTGACCTGGACACCGGCGCCAAGGTCACACAGAACCTGGTGGGGGCAAAGGTCCAGAGCCTGTCCCTGGAGCAGCGGGTGAACGACTACGCCAAGCTGAACGTGTCCGGCCCCGGGTGCGACCTGGGCACCCCGGAAACGGTCCTCTCCCCGTCCTTCCTGTCCGGCGCGAACAACGCACCGCTGTCCTGGGCCGGCCTGGCCGCCACCAGTGGTGGCGGGTTCAAGATCGGATACAACGGCGGCGCCGTCGCGCAGGACAACGCCATCCGGGGCATCAAGCTGGACCTGACGCAGGAGCTGGAGGGCGCTGGGATCGAGCTGGACACGGAGCAGCCCACGGCGCTGAACGAAGGCGCACGCACGCTGACGTTCGAGGTGGAACGGGAGTTCAAGTCCGGAGGCGCGCGGGATGACTATGATGCCTGGGTGGCGGGGCAGGACATCGGCGTGGAAATCTGCTGGACCATCGGCAGCAGCGTCATGCAGCTCATCATCGAGGAAGCGCGCATCACGGACAACGTGCCCGGCGAGGTGGGCCAGGGCGCGGAGCACATCACCAGCACCCTGAAGTGCAAGGCGTTCAAGAATGCCGCCAGCTATCTGGTGGATGTGCAGTACACGGAGCCGGCCGGCTCGGCGTTCACGTAGGCCATCTAGCCGGCAAGCCGGGGCCGGCTGGGACACGCAGGAGTGAGACGTGCAGGGAACCTTTGTACTCCGGGCCAAGCCTGAGGCCCTGGAGAGCTGTGACCGCCTGGAGATCGCATACAACGAGCAGCAGCTGGAGGCGGAGGGGGAGGCGGACACCGCCGGCCTGGTGGTGTTCTACCTGAAGCCGCTGCTGGGGAAGGACAACCGGCACATCAGCAACCTGATGGCGCGGATGGATCGGAAGGGCAGCGGCCAGTGGATGACCGGGGACGTGGCCCGGGAGCGCGTGGTGCGCTCCGTCTGGCAGGTGGGGGACCAGGACGGCGCCAACGGCCTGACGACGGAGGACGGGAAGGCTGTGGAGCGGCTGGACTACAGCACCTATGCGCTGCTGCCGGGGTTCATGGTCACCAAGCTGCTGGAGCGCATCAACATCATCAACGGTGAGGATGACACCGGGGAGGAGGAGCTGGGGGAATAACGCGGGCCGTCACATACCTGCTGGAGCTGGAGGCGCGTGGGGACCAGCCGGCGGACTGTGACACGTGTGACGTGCCGGCGGATGACCGGGGGCCTTTCTGTGCTGGGTGTCCCCTGGAGACCGGGGAGCAGCCGGTGCTCATGCCCGCGGCCCAGTACCTGCTGAAGTTGTACCGCAGAACCGTGACGTATGGCCACCTGCCGGACGCCGGCGGGATCCTGGACCAGGAGGAGCGCGTGATGGACACCCTGGACAGAATCCATGAGCTGGTGACGGCGCATGAGAAGCGCCGCCGGAAGGATCCGCCAACACCGGAACCGGGTGCCGGCGCGGGGCAGCGTTCTCGCGCCATCACCTTTGCGAGGGCATAGGACGTGGCGCGCAAGACCATCCAGACCTATCTGCGCCTGAACGGTCGCCAGTTCAGGACGCAGCTGGCACGCACGAAGCGGGATCTGCGGCAATTCCGTAGCTCCGCCAATCGCATCATGCGTGGGCTGGTCATCGGATTCACGGCGGTGGCCGCCGCTGCCGGCCTGATCGGTGGCAGTTTTGAGCAGGGGATGGCCAACATTGCGGCTGTGTCTCATGCCACGGAGACGCAGCTGACGGCGCTGGAAGATCGCGCACGGGAGCTGGGGTCCACCACGGCCTACAGCGCGCGCGAGGTGTCCAACGCCATGACCGTCCTGGCCAAGTCCGGCCTGACGGTGGAGGAGAACATCGGCGCGGTGGAGGCGGTGCTGAAGTTGGCCGGCAGCGAGATGGCCGACATGACCACCACCGCGGAGCTGATGGTCTCCACGATGCGCGCCTTTGACATACCCTTCTCTGAGGCCGCCATGGTGGCCAACACCCTGGCCGCCAGCGCGCAGCAGTCCCGGATGTCCGTGGAGCGCCTGGCGGACTCCCTGAAGTACGGCGCGCCGATTGCAAAGCAGCTGGGCCTGTCCTTCGCGGAGGTCACGGCGGCCATGTCCATCCTGGTGGACAACGGGATGGAGGCGAGCCAGGCCGGCACGAACCTGCGCGCGGCGCTGAAGGACTTGATTGCACCCAGCGGTGACCTGGCGCGACACCTGGGCAACGTGGACCTGCGCGGCCAGGGCCTGGCCGGCACGCTGGACCACCTGCGCGCGCGGCACCTGGTGGGTGAGGAGGCTTTCAAGCAATTCAACGTCCGCGGCGCCAATGCCATTGCCATCCTGGGGGACAACCGTGACCGGCTGGAGCAGCTGACGGGAAGTATCACGGGGACCAACGCGGCGTGGGAAGCGTATGACCGGCAGATGGACACGGTGCAGGGCCAGGCCAAGATCCTGCGCAGCGCGCTGGAGGAGCTGGCGCTGCAATTCTTCGACACGTTCAGGGTGCAGCTGAAGGAGGCCATTACGCGCGCGTCCACCTGGGTGCAGGACAACAGTGCCACCATCGTGGAGCACCTGACGCGCGTGAAGGATGCAGTGGTGTCCCTGGGCGGCCGCGTGGTGGACGTCTTCCGCTGGATGGGTGAGCACCGCACGCTCCTGGACTACGTGGTGACCACGCTGGGGGTGCTGGCCGGCGTCATCTACACCGTGGCCACGGCCACCGCCGTCTGGAATGCCGTGGCCGCACTGAACCCGTGGACGTGGGTGGTGGCCGCCGTCGTCGCGCT